AGTGTAATTTCCAGTGCCATTATCTGTGATACTGGCTAAATTTAAGGAACTATCGGCAACTGCTGCGCCGCTACTTGCGTCATATCTAACAAAAGCCTTTGCCGCACTCTGCTTCGTCAGCGTGACTGGACTGGTGCCATCACTTGCTGTGATTGTGTCTGCTCTTAACTCGCTCATGCTATCACCAGATTACCGCCGGATGTTACCGTCAGTGTTACCCCTGTTGCGATTGTCAATGGCCCCGCAGCCAGTGCGTTTTCATCTGCATCAATGGTCGTGTCAGTGTCTAGCTGTTGCTGATGCACACGGAAGATGTCACCACCGCCAGCGTTTACTTCGCCATTCTCACCCTTGAATGTACCACCACCAAGAGATGTACCGGGTGCAAACATTGCATTAGTAATTGTACCCGCACCGGGTGTAATTGTTTGTTGTGCTTTACCCTGAAACACTACGTAAAAGTCATCAGTAGCTACAATGCTACCAGTCATAGTTAAGGAAGTACCAGATACTGTATAAGCTACGCCGGGTTCTTGGCGAACATTGTTTACGAATACTTCAATGTCTTGAGCAGAGCCAGCGGCATAGTCTAAGGTAAAGCTAGTACCTGTACCACCAGTTAAATCCTGATAGGATACTGTGCTGTAATTAGTGGCTGGTATATTACCAAGATAAGGCATTAGGTTATCTCCAAAATGCTCAGTGTTGTATCTGCGCTATTGGCAGTATCAGACTGTACCTTTAATACATCCGTATCAAGTAATACTACTTTTTGGTCCCCACCAATTGGTACAAGAGTACCGCCCACAGGAATAGGCGCATCCTTAATTAAGAATACGTTTGTATTTGTTTCATTATCTACTGTATTACTTTCAATTTTAACATCAACAAGAATTTGTGATGTAGAAATATTAGCTATAGACATACCGATGATTGTGGTCTCAGTAGATGGCTGACCAGTATAGATAGTCATATCTGTATTGGCACCTGTACTGGACCCATCAAAGGTTTTTAATTTAAAAGCGTTTGCCATATTTTACTCCGAATTTTCAAGATATTGTATGGCTCTTCTAAGAAGTCCTACATTATCCTTTAAGTTACCGATTCCTGTATTACAATTGCTACACAACAATCCTCTAATAGTGCCTGTGGTATGGCAGTGGTCAACATGAAAAGCCTTATACTTTCCTGTTTCTGTTGTCCCACAAATAGCACAAGCGTATTGCTGTGCTGCTAACATAGTTAAATATTCTTGATAACCTATGCCATATAATCTTTTTAGTTCTACGTCTTTAGACTTTTCATAATTAAAAGGACGTTCATTGCGCCACTGTTGCTTGTAGTTATTGTAGCAAGGTTTACACTTTGATTTATACGCTTGTATTCCGTTAGAGTTAAATCCGTTTTTCGTGTATTCCGTAATTGATTTTGTTTCACCACAATCAGTGCAAGTTTTTTCTTCTGTCATTGTACACTAATTATACCATATTTTATATGGTTTGTCAAGTACTTTTTATTATCCTAATGCAATAGCTAGTGCAACAGCCGCACCGTTTGCAAATGCCTGTGTAGACACTGTTCCTGTTTCGTCTGGTAAAGAGATTGTTCTATTTGCTGTTGGTGTTACTTTATTGAATGTAGTTGTATAAGTAGCGGTGGCTTCCTTAAATACAATAGCATAACCGTTAGGACTAGACAGTCCATCATCTTCAAGGTTAATGTTACCGCTACTTGTAAGGCCACTACCGAATGAACCACTAGTAAATGCGTCATCTACATATTTTTTAATTGACTGCTGTGTAGCTAATGCAGTATCACTATCTGAGGCCATGTTGTCCTCATCAAGAATAGCTGTTACAGTTGTGCCACTAGCTAGTGTCAAGTCTGTGCTTGCAGTCAGGTTAGTAAATGTACCTGCTGCTGCACTATTAGCACCAATAATAGTACCGTCAATAGCACCACTATCAATGTCTACTTTAGTAATGTCAACTTCGCCAGTACCGTTTGGTGTAAGTGCGATGTTACCATTAGCACCATCAGCAATTGTAATTACACCTGAGTTTACACCAGCATTTGTGTTAAGAGTTAAATCGCCTGTGCCGTTAGTTGTAATTGTTGCATTTACGTTATTGTCACCAACCCGTAGTGTATCAGCATCAAGCCGGACATCACCAGTGCCATTAGGTGCTACAACGACATGACCATTTGTATCGGTGCTGCTAAGAGTATTACCATCAAGATTCAAGTTACCTACAGTGGCACCGTCACCATTTAGCTTCAAGCGTTCTGCTGCAGTAGCACCTGCTGACATAGTTTTGAATACCATGTCAAATTCTTCAGCCGTAGGTGTCAAGCCCGTAGCTACAGATTCAATGACACCGCCCGTTTCAATTGTGCTTGCTGCAGTCTCAGTTGAAAACTCAACACCTACACCAATACCAACAGCAGGTGTGCCTGTGCTTTTAGCTTGCAGCTTCAGTACATCTGTGACACCGTTAGTTGTGCTATTCTCTACATCAAGCAGTACGCCTACATTATGTGTGTGAGTAAGAGTTACTTCGCCATCAGCACCTAAGTTAATAATAGCACCGTCAGATGATAGAGACACATCATCATTTACTACAAGGTCATCTGATACTGTAACACCTGTTGTTGTTACTTCCAGCTTTGTAGCACCGCCTTGCTGCAGTTTAAGGCTACCAGCACCACTGTCGTTAATAATGCTGTCAGTAGCGTTATGGAAAATTTCTAGGTCATTGCCTGTACCAAAGCGAATCTTGTCATTGTCAATAAGGTCAATGCCTGTGCCAGCAGTAATGTTACCGTTAGCAAGTATTTCACTTAGTTCGTTGTTTGATGTAATTTGGGAATCAACGTAGGCTTTGATAGACTGCTGTGTTGCCAGCGCAGTATCGCTGTCAGAAGTCATTGTGTCTTCATCTAGGATAGCAGTTACGGTAGAACCACTGGCTAATGTTAAATCAGTATTGGCTACAAGATTAGTAAATGTACCAGCAGCAGGAGTTGTACCGCCAATAGGTGTACCGTCAATAGTACCTGCATCAATATCAACTGTACCTAAACTAGCCGAACCAGATAGGTATAAATTTTTAAATCGTAGTAGATTAGTACCGATATCAAGCGTGTTATCTGTCTTAGGTTTAATCTCTGTGGTACTTGCTACAAAATCTTGGGCAGGTCCAAGCACAGTAACTGGACCACCTTCGCCTGACGTACCATCGTGCGTGTGTCCTGTGCTACTGTTAAACGCCGCTTCAATGGCATCATATTCACCATCAAAGTCTGCAGCGTTAATAATGTTACCGTCAGCAATATTGTTAACGGTATCGTTTCTGGTATAGCCTGTTCCCATAGTTTTTACCTTCTATCGTGAATTGCATATTCAATCGTTAATGCGTCAATTGAATATGGCGGGTTTTGGTCATCTGATTCAAATTGAAATGACACAGTAAATCCAGAGCCTATAACTTGCGTTTGGAATAGTTTAAGTAGTTTAGTACCAAATCGTGTGACACCAAATGTGCCGCTACCAAAAAAGCCAACAGTACCTTGTGTGTTAAGAATACTAATAGGTGGTGGCTGAATAGTACCCTGACTATCAAAGTCAAGTTTTAAACTTACATCAAATGCAACGCTACCTTGTGGGTCAGTGTACAAGAACAACTTGTAGAACGTCTTGCGTTTACGTGGGTCACTAATTGGTAAGTGTGGTGTAGCAAATGTTGTTTTAATGTTATTGCCATCAAACGAGTTGCCACTTTCCATTTGATACAAGTAGCCATCATCGTTTGAGAATAGTACTACTTCAACATTTAAGTTATAATCACTATCCGATACGTATGACCTAATACCACGTAGTTCCGCAAAGGCCATGCCTTCACCGCCCTGTGGGGCAAACTGTGTCACAAGAACTCCCTGCGAGTTTTCCTGTGTAATGTTATTGTTAAATCCAAATATTCTGTACTGTGACTTTTCTCGTACTACACAACTACTAAATGATGTGTTGTTAGAGACAAACGAAGTCATGTCACTTTGGATTGCTTTAGATACAGATGCTAGTCCAAAGTCTCCAATTCTATCTGTACCACTTAACAGTCTAAGTCCATCTGGACCAAGAAACATAATATCACCAGCAATCTCTTGTACTGTGTCTGAATCAATACACCCAATATCTGTTGTGATTGGTTGCAGTGTAAAGTCTGCGATTGTATTGCCAGTTAGTTGGTGAATACTAGATTCAGTAAAGATAATTAGTTGTTGCCGGAATACTGCCAGTGCGGTAATTCTACCACCGATATTGATTGAGCCGGAACCATTAGCAACAGTAAAATCACTATCTGTATAAGGTGCAGTAAATGTAAGCACAGAACCTTTAGCAAAGAATAAGTGGTTCTTAACTTCTGCTACAAATGTTGCACCTATAACATCTGTTGGTGCATCAAGTAAAACTGTAAAGGTAGTGTTATCATATAGTGCTGGTTCATTTAAACCATCCACCATTGCAATCTTTTCAGTACCATTAAAGTTGTACTTAGCAAACCTAGTTCTGTTTGCATCTTCTCTGCTAGTAGACAGAAACGTAATTACTGCATTATCTGCTGGACTACTTGCAAGTGCTGGGTCAATAGCTAGTGTAGCACCACCTGATGTTACTGTTGCATTAGCTGTTACTGTATAAATTAAATCAATACCAGCAATCTTAAATACATCACCTGCTTGCGGTGCAGTATCCAAGCCATCAATTACAAGGCTAGTACCTGTCTGACTACCACCATCTACTAAAGGTGTTCCATAGTCAGGTACATTTATTTTAGTAAAACCAGAACCACCAGATTTATATATGTCTGCGTTCTTAGCTACAATAGCTACATCTTCCCATGCAGCTAGACCTAAAGAGAGGTAATTAGATGCTGTGCTTATAAATGTAACGTCATCTGCATTGGACGGATTAACGACCATTGTTTGGTCTAATGTTAATGTAGCCCGATTATTAGTAGCATCATAAATTACACCACCAGATGCAATTGTATATCTAAATGTAAGTACTGCATTATCATCAGGCGATAAAGTTAATGTTGGAGATATTGTAAGTGTTGATGCAGTACCTACTAATGCAGTAGCGGCACTGACAGTGTATACAGTATCATCGCCATCTATAGTAAAAGTATCATTAGCGGATGGTGCAACGTCTAGGCCATCTACATTTAAAGATGTTCCTGTTTGACCTATGCCATCTACTGCGCCACCTACAAGGCTAAGTACATCACCTGCTTCTGGTGTAGTATGGATAGCTGCCAGTATGAGTCCTGTGCCACTCTGTCCATCACCGTGTACAACAGGCGCACCATAAGGTGGAATAATTACGCTGTCGTATTTGTCATAACCTTCAATACGTCTGTAACCACCCTCTACTGAAGGCTCAAAGTTACGTAGTATTCTTGCGCTTCCCGGTGCGTTAATACCTTGCTGCAAAGGAGAAAGGTTAGTTATAAGACCACCACGAAACTCAACTGGATAGGTTTGCCATGCATCCATTGTGATAGCCTCTTAAATACCGAAGCCTGTACTTGCTCCACCTGTCGCACCAGTAAGCATATACGACCTCACGTATGGTGTTCTATTAATAAGTTGTGAACGCATATGCTTAATACCTTCGTCAAATTTTTCTTTCATTACCAGCGCATTTTGCGTGTCACCTCTAAACAGATAACCATAATGCATTGCGCCATCTATAATAATATGTTGAAACCGTTCTGGGATTGTTGGGACATCTGTAGCTACAGCAAGGTCTGTTGGAAATGTGTAATATTCATACACCAGTTCATACGCCTTGTCTGGCTCTGGTGTCATTATAAAATATAAGTTAGGTGCTTGTGCTACTTTATTAGGTATACCTTGACCAATAGAAGAACTGTATTCTTGCTCTACATATCTATCTAAATAATCTTCATATGCAATTTCAGTAATACGTGTAGTGGCATTACCCAGAGAAGTATTTTCTTTAATACGAAATGAATTGAAATTAATTACTTTAGCGTCAGCAGGAAATGCATAACGGCTTTGATTAGCAACTAAAGTTGTTTCTTGTGTAGTATGATTAAAAGGCCAGAAGTATTCTGACTGGTTAATATATCTAATAGAGGCATTAACTGAATCTTTGGCTTGTGAATAAAAACCTAGTGCAGTAGCAAAATTAGCTGAAGTGAGTTCTACCTCATTCAGCCGCCTGTTTATTGCATTTACAAGTCCTAGAAAATCATATGCCATGTTATGTCCTTAATGAAAGTGAAGGGGCAAGTTGCCCTGCCCCCTCAACTATTTAGGCAAGTTGGTCACGGTCTACTTCGTTAGCAGTCGTGTCACCTTGGTCACTGATGTCCATCATAATGGCATAAGCACGTAGCTTACCAGCCGTAAATGATGCGCCACTACCAGCCAATACAAAGTCAATTGTATCAGCAGTTGTAGATGGTGCTAGTCCATCAATTGAAACCTGTGGGGCGTAATCCCCATCAGATGCACCGTCAATGTCAAGTGCTGCAGCAAACTCATCAACGTCACCACCAGTGAAGCCGAGAGCAGCAGTAGCATCTGTACCAGTATTCATGGTAGCAGACTCAACAACTTGGAAACCTGCAGCCAAGATTAGTGTATCAGCAGGTACGGTAATTGCCTGAATAGTATCGCCGGGAGCAATGCTATTTGTGGTCAGGTCAATTGTCACATCAACGTAGTACGGGTTACGTCCACGCTGTGAGTTCCCTGAAGCGGGATGAAGAAGTGCGGTAATGTTAGGCATATCTTATTCCCCCCTTACGCCAAGTTGTAGATGGCATTAACAAGAGCCTCTGGACGGAGAATCTTGCGACCATACAAATGCATACCACGAACAATGTCAGCAAAGCTGTCAGGGTCACGGTAGGTTTCGGTCTTGTTGATTTGCTCTGCGGTAGCAACAGCAGAATCGTGACCAGCAACAATTACGCCAAAGTTAGAAGCGTTCATGCCACCAGTTGTAGCAGACCCAGTGCCGATTGATGGCAAGTTGTTTGAAACGTAAACACGGAAGCCATGCAAGTTTGGAAGAGCCAAACCGTTCTGCAGACCTGACCCACCCCAATCTGCTTGTAGCAGACGTGAATCTTCGTCTTTCAGAACTTCCATGAATACAGGGTCAACAACCAACCAACGGCCTTGTGTGTCAACATTCTGCTGGTCTAGCAGACGTGACATACGAGCAACGACCTGAAGTGGGTTTGCTTCACCGTTACCAGTTGGAACGGCACCTGCACCTGTACGTGGCAGGATTGAGATTGACTGACCAGCAACACCTGTGCCAGCAAAGTCAGTTGCGTCCAGCTTCAT